TATATTTACCATTTTCAGATATATAGTCAGCCAAGAAATTCAAATCAGGATGAAAATATGTCCATTTACTAACATTAGATGGATCTTTATTATCACCATCACTCTTAAATAATATTGAACGATATGCGATAATTTTTTCTGTTGATAATTCCTCAAGTTTATCTCTGGTTTTTTCAAGACTTGTTCTTAATTTATCTGATGCATATTCATAACCAGTATAATTTAAATCATTTTCAGTAGTTACTGTCTTGTACTCACCATTGATGCCATAAGACACATAATATCCACTTAAATCACTAAAATTATTTAAACTTAAACTATATCCATTTAACATATTCAAAATCACACTATAATTATTAGTAATATATGAATATGATCCAATGGAATTACCATAATCTTCAAAATCATATAATTGTTCAATCACTTCATTTAAGTCATCCATATATTGTTGATATGTTTTTGTTTGACCTAAATAAATTGGTTGTAAATTACCCTCAAGACCTCCACAGGCATCATTAACAGCATCTTGAAATGTACCCGCCATCTCAGATACCATACTAATAATTTTATCAACACCAAATAAAGACATTAATTGTGATATAATCTCTTTAAGTTTGTTTATACCATTCAATATCATTCTTGCCAACTTATAAATGTCAAAAACTATATTATTTACACATTTTAATATATCTGCAAGTATTTTTAATATACATTTAATATCAACAATGAAAGATACTATATTATGAACAATGTTTGACACCGCCATACCAAAACAATATGGTAATACCGCCTTTGATGCACTATTTACAACTTGTGGAGGTAGGTCAGTTGTACATAATTGAACAATTCTATCACAGTTGTAATCAATATCATCGCATATATCTTCTACTTCTTGATCACCCGGACCTCCACCTCTAAAGAATGTTTTGACATCACTTATTGCTGTTTTATATTGTTGTATCTTTTGATTCCAAGCTTCTTTTAATTTCTTGGCTATTCTTTCACATTCTTCTTTTATCTTATCTAATTCTTCTAAAACAACATCTTTTAATTTCTTAGCAGTCTTTGCATTCTTCGCCTGTTTCTTTTTCTTCTTAATCTCATTTATAACAGATTTCATATTTTGTCTTTCCTGTTTAGACATATTTCTATAAAATTCTGCACTGGCGTTAAGATATGCTTTATCCTCAGCAACAGACATTTTTGAGGTTAATGAATTAGAACCTTTCTTTTGATTATATAGTTCTTCTCTTTGTTCTTTAAGATATGTTTCAAAACTTTTTTTCAACTCATTATACTTAGAAGGATCAATTTCAACTAAGTCATCCCAACTAACATTCTTGTCCGGATTTAATTCTGATGTCGGTTTAGTAATAAAATCAGACACCATTTTTTCCAAATTAATAGGAGGTAAAGTATTCAGTCCAGTCTTAATTAGAATTGAATTAGTAACAACTGCCATGAAAGCCTTGAAAACTTTTGTTATACTAAAGTTTGCAAGGAGGTTATCTATTGTTCCTGTTATCGCGGTTGTGGTAGTTGTTATTAATGTGTTACCTTCAGTTGTCGTAGTCGTACTTGTAGTTGTACTTAATGATGTCATTCCAAACGCATCATCAATATCTTTACACATCTTATCAACATATTCTTTCAGTTTACTAATTAAAGTTGCAATAGTATTAGAAACTTTATTAACTGAATCTGTTGCTGATGTTATTTTACCTGTTATCTTATTCTCAGCATCTACCACTGAAGTCAAAGCCGATGTCAGAGCATTATGTTTACCTTCTACTGTTGTTGCATTATTATAATTACTAACACCATTTTTTATATCCAATGATGTTTCTGTAACTACCTTTTGACTTAAATTTGAAATATAATTACCATATTTAGAAAATGATGAAGCAGACATTGTTGATACATCTACATTCACATCCATTGTTGATAATGTTGCACCAATCGCTAATGTAGTTTCAACTGTTCCTAATGTATTCGACACCATTGATTGTGTAAAGTTTTCAAGTTTAGAGGCACTATCTGTAATTGAACTTGCGATAGAATTTAACTGCATATTGAAATAATCAAGTGGAACATTAGAATAACCATCAAGAACCTTATTAATATCTTTTTGAAATTGTTGAACTAATCCACATAGATACACAATGTCACTCACCAACTGATTAGCAAAATCCTTTGGTGTAGGTAATAAATCCACAAATCTGGCAACCTGAGCGACTCTACACATAACCTTAATGGTTCTTCGCATAGATTTCTTCACATACTTACCATCACCATCTGTACTTGATGTTTTATTATCGGAAGAATCTGTAGCACTCGCGGTTTCTATTATTCCTGTATCGTCAGCCATTATTAACTATATTTGTTATTAAGTAGTATTTCACTCTGAGCATTATCAATTATCAGAGTATTGTGGTTATCATCAACAATAAGTTGACTTAAAATTAGATTATGTTTTTCTTCTTCACATAATTTAGACCATAATCTAAAGTTTGTTAATTTCATATTACAAGTCATTAAATCATAACAACAGGTTTCACCTAAATCAAAATTACCTAAATCATTAGATGTTCTACCTATTAATGATAATGATGTATGTACGTTTTCAGTTTCTTCTGAACCTTTGATTTCATATAACCAGATATTTGACATTCCTCCTTTTAATCCCATCATAAGAATATACCATTTATTTTCAAAACCAGAGAAACCATCAAATTCATAATCATAGTATTGACCATTCAAATTCAAAAGTATCTTATTGTAAATTTGAGTTAATGAGAACATACTATTTGTATCATCAGTTATATTAAACATGGTATTCACATCATATCCAATTAACTTAGCACAACTTAACATCCTTGTCTTAGAGGTAATTGTTCCTTCAACTTCAATAGTTTTATCACTCTTGTTTACTGATATGATTTTTTTGAAACCATTAAAGTCATTAACCCTAAATAGATTTACATAATTACCAACTTTAAGTAAACCATTCCAACCTTTAACTGTGATTTTTACACCGCCAACATCACCTTTGGAAATGTTACTAATCATTATATTGTCAGAAACATTTGAAGATGTATTATTTGGTTTGAAAATAAAACTAATCATTCTTTCATCAGTCGAACTAAAACCTGTTGTGTATTTATATTCAACTGCTTTCTGATTAGGTTCTACTGTTGAAAGGTCATAATAACTGTCTGCTATGATAGTCCAATCATTATATATCTTTTCATCTCGTATTCTAACATTGGGTTCTAAATATCTTCTCAATCTATCTTGTCCTTCTAACCAATCACCCATAGGATTTAATTGACTATCTTTTCTATTGTCGGCAATTTCTTCATCCATTTCATCTTTGAATTTACCTTCGGCTGAGAAAATTAAGGTTTCAGTGTCCTCTTGTAAATCATCATCACCAAATTTTACAGAACTCATTTCTTGATATGGAACAAGACTTACTCTCCAATATGTACCAGTGTAACCAAAATCATCAGGGTCAGAAACCGCATCAACCATATACATCTTATTCATATATGTTTGAAAGTAAAGATAATCATGGGTGTCTGGGTGGGAGTCTGTTCCGAATACCTTTTGAAATTCTGATTTGACAATGTGAATCTCAAATTGAACAGGATAATCAATCATCATAGTATTGAACTGTAATTCTCTACTTGGGAGTTGATTGTCCGGAACTAATATCTTTATGTTCTGTTTATCAATGACGTGTTCTATACTATACTCCTTCAATACAACATCTCTACTTCTTGAGTTTGGTTCAGTCTTAAAATACAAAACACAAAGTCCAAACATATTACTAACGAGTGTTGACATCTGACTATAAAAAGAATATCCTGAACCAATCGAATAAGGATTAAATAAATTACTACTCGATTGACTATATACCAATGAAGGAGTTGAATATCTGTTATTATTTACCAATGTCCAATAACAATCTGGAATTGACTTTTCTTGACTACTTGAATCAAAATCCAGTGATATAGATTCAACTGATAACTTACCTTCTCCAACTTGTGTAAAACGATATTGAATATATAAATTACCTCCACTTGTCACTACATTAGACAGATTTTTATTTGAAAGTTCTCTGTAATCACTCCAAAGGATATTGTCTGTTGAATACCTAAACTCTTTCTTATAATAACACAATTCAGTTTCACCCTTTATTTCACAGGTGTAACCAAATATGTTTTTTATATCTGTATATGTAATTATATTTGACTCAATATATTTCTTAGCCATCTTTAATAACCAGACTGTATAAGTTATTTATGGTGAAAAAGAAAAGTGGAACTGTTTTTTACAATTCCACTTTCATGTCAAACTTCTGAAATAAATCACCAAAACCAATTTTCTCAACTCGTTTCAAGAACATATCTTTTTGGTTTTCAAAGATGGGAGTCGTGCTCAAAAAACTACGACTTGTTAATTGAAACAACCTTCGGTAATGGTAATTTATTATATACTTGACAAATCTACAATATAAATCTTTTAAACTTTCTTTATCTAATGTTAAATAGTTACTCTCCATAAAAAATGGTTTATCAGTCAAATATGTGAGTAATTCTGTTTTATTATTCATATTACTCAACACTGTTCCTGTAATTAAACTATTTCTGGCTACCTGACTACTGGTTCTCAATGTCATATGAACTCTTACATTACCAAGATGTTCTTTTATATATTCAAAATCTGTTTCAAATATATCTCTAATCTTCACTCGATAATCAACCCTATTATTGTGTGTGTATTTCTCCAAAATGATAACTTTAATAGGGAGTAAAAATTCTGGATCATTCGTCGCTGTCAATAAACCATAAACTTCTGTTCCAACATTATAAGTTCTAACCATAGTAATTATTTCTTATCATCAATCGTCGACCGGATAATTCTCATCAAGTCTTTTTGATTATTTGACTTATATCCATTTGATATTTCAGATGCTGTTGTTGAATCTGATACATTCAAAGTAGTATCTCTATCAAGTGACAATTTCTCATATTCATTCTCTGCATTCATTATATAGTTAGTTTGTGTCTTTACCAACTCAATGAATGTCCTTTGTAGGTTTCCAAGAGCATCAAACATCTTAGGACTAACTTCTCCTAATTCTATATTTTCCATCAACACATTAATCGCTCTTTCACTCACTTCCATCTGATTCATGATTTTACCCAAGGTCATAGAATCCATATTAACCTTAGCTTGCACATATTCAGATTTTGTAATAAACCCATCAGATAGGTATAGTTTCAAAAGTGTTGTCATTACCCTCTCAGCTTTAGCCTTACATTTATCCAACACATTATTTTCTTGTGTTGTTAATGTGGATGGTGTTTTCTGAAAGACCAATGTTTCTGCATCTATATCTTCACCTACAGTTATATCATTTTGTTCAAACAAGTCCGTAATACTATCTCTAATGATGTCCTTTTGTTCATCACTCGGACTTGGTGTTTCTTTCTTTTTCCTTGGCATACTGTGTTATATCTTTATCATCTTCTTCATTTACCATGTCATTAATTTTAGTTAACTCATCGGTAATATCCTTTACACTTTTACTAAACCATGATTTACGTTCATCATTCATGACGTGAAATTGATTATCTGAAATAAACTCCCCATCATATATTGTTTTTGGTTTCTTTGGTTCTGAATTTTTTATTTGTTCAATCTTCTCAGTGTCACATTTTGGAGTAATATCATATGATGTCTTATTTGATTGTTTAGAAACAGTGTCAAATATTATCCAGACAGATGACATTAGAAACAAAGCTGTAATTATAACATAGTAAAAAAAACTATTAATTACAATACCCAATAGAATGAACAAAAAATACAAAATAAAAACTACTAAAATTTGAGTTTGTTTCATAAAAGCTTACTATATAATTATTTATGAAAAAAGAAAGACCTGATATCACATCAGATCTTTCTTGACATTGCTACTTCTTTATGTTATTATGATAATAAAAAACTATGATAATGCCATGGTCTGGATATTACCCATTAATTTCAGCTTGACAATACTTTTTCAGTTTTGTCATTGCCTCATTATAAATCTTGGTAGCGACTCTTTCGGGTACTTCCAACTTTTCGGCGATGACCTTCATGTTGTTCTTTTCCAACTGACCGAACTCATCAAGACGGAGTTTCATTTTAACTGCGATACGAGAATTTTCATCGAGTTGTTTGAGACCTTCCTGAAGAATTTCATAACGGTCAGTGGTCATACCCGGATGGTCAACTGTTCCAAGAGTGTCATAATCATAGCTGTCAATTCGATCGTATGTGATTTCTGAAACATCTGATTTGGTTTCTTGACCCTTTGTGAAACCTTGTAGATGATTTACGGGGATGTGAACGAGAGATTGACCACGATTGATGTAGTTCAACATATAACCTCTCACACTGGCTGAACAAAATTTAACAAAACTGTCGTTCAAGTTAGGATCGTATTTTTGTTCAGCCTTTTTCATTGCAATTACACCTTCAACAAACAAGTCATAAGGTTCAACTCCTGTCTTGTTTCCGAGGTCTTGAGCGATTTTCCAGACGTATTTCAAGTTCTGAGTGGTCAAGTCACCACCATTCTTTTGAGCTTTCTTTACTGCGTCACCAATCATTTTGTGCAATTTAATATCCATATCTTGTAACTTAAACTTTTATATTATTAAACTTATTAACTTGTCAACTTTCTTTTGACATTACAAAGGTAGCGGTTTTTTTTGAAACTACCAAATTTTTTAGATAGAATTTTTCAAAAAATTTTTCACAGATTCCTTAACCTCTGATATACAGATAGGTGCAAAATTCCAATGATTAGCCATACAACTTACTAAACCATTAGATAATTCACAATCTTCATTCAAACCATGAAAACAATATGTACCTGTATGACGACCAAGCCAATCAGAAAGGGGTAGATATGATAAAACTGCATCTTCTTCTGGTAGGACAACTATCTGGTCATCTTCAAATATAATCTTTTCTTTTACTGAACTATCAACTGACAAATTAACCGATGTCTTTAATACATCTCTGAAAAATTTATCATCCTTAGTAAAGAAACTATTAAGGAGACGTATCTGACCATTCAATCGTATAAGTACCGGATAAATGTCAGCGATACCTAAACCACCAAGAACATATACAATATCTTTATTATCGACAACTTTATTCCAATTTTCTATGATGGTGTCATTGTATTGAAAAGTTGTAGAATTCTCCAACTTTCCACCCGGTCGATTAAACCAAGTGTCACTAATTACAAAAATTTTATTCATGCGTAAAGTAGTAATGGTGGACTTAATTTAACGATAAGCCCACCATTTTATTTTATATTAAAATCTAAGTTTATCCATTCAATACACTGTTAACCCAGTCTTCATCTTCATCTGTTGCGGTAATTTCATCTTCCGCAGGTTCAGGTTCAGGTTTGGGTTCAGGTTTAGGGGTAGAAGTGGTTTTCTTCTTAGGTGCTTCCGCAGGTGCATCATTCATAATATTGTTGATGATGTCATTGGTTTTTGATGCGGTAGTTTCAGGAGCCTTGTACTCACTTGTGTATGAAGCCAAGTTTGTGTTAACTCGATTTGTGGTTTCCTCATCCCATTCCTTGAACAAATAGTCCTTAATTTTGGGAGCACCTTCTTCCAACCAAGCCATGAATGCTTTCTTTGATTCCAAATCTGTGGTAAGAGTTTGACCATCACCAAAATGAATAGGTGCTGTCTTTTCAATAAATGAACAAGAGTCATAGTTGGTTACTTCTTGACCACCATCCATTTTTTGTGAACCTTTTGTGAGGTTGATGTTGAACAAACGAGCATTGAAGAAATCAAAGGGATTAAATGCATCCTTGTATTCACTACCCTTAGTAGCTTCAACAATCTTGTCATAAATCTTCTTACCAAATTGGAAGATATAAACTTTACCCTCCATTTCAGGGTGTTGTGCATCCTTTACTACCTCAATGAGAGAATACCATTGTTGATATACATTGATTTTCTTTGAGTTGGCTTTGTCAATCGCACTTGAACTCATGTACAGACGATACGACAAATTTCGTATAGGACATTGTTTACCGATTGTCTTAGGTGAAACAACATAGATACCATTTTCACCATTCACATCCTTGAGGTATGATTCCCAACGTTCGATTGTAGTTTCTACCTTGTTGTTGTTCACGAACGGGATGAAACGAATAAGTGCTCGGTAATTCTTGTCCACACACTTCTCATCTTTGATAGAAGGTTTGTACAAGTTAGGGTCACGGAAACCACCACCCTTTTTCTCTGCAAGGGTATTGGCGGCGTTTTCAGTTGTAAAACCAGCGAACATTGCGTTCACATCATCAGCAGTTAAATCTAAATAACTCATAATTAAAACTTTTTTATAAACTTATTAAAACTATTTGGTCTTCCGACCACCATAGTAACTTAAAACTTTTCAAATTAAATATAACAAAAAAATCACGGTTAGTGAATAAAATATATATAATATCAATAAATTTTTTTTATCATCCTATCAGATAGTCTGTTATAGAAAGATTTCTCATAGATGCTACCAAGTCAGGTACAGATTCAGTAACTTCTTCCTCAAGGTCTTCTGCATTTATATCCCCTTGATATGTGACAACAACTGTATTTGGATCCAAAAGTTCACCTTCAGAAGCTCCCGTTGAATCACCAGCAAGTTCTTCAATTTCAGTTTGTGAATTTTCAAGTTCTGTTGTTAATTCTTCAACTTGTGTCGCATAATCAGTATTCTGTTCTATCAAACTCGATATTGTAGCTTGTAAATCCTCGATTAATGAATCTCGTGCTGTTATCGCATCCTTTAGATTTGTAATAGTTTCTGTTAAAGTGGTTTGACTCTCAGAAGTTCTATCTGCCCAGTATCCACTATAAATGACTTCTTCATCTGAGGAAATCTGTGTATTTGAAGCACTATCATATGTTGTATATACTCTGGTAATATAGAACACATGATTTTTCAGAGACATTATATCACTGGCCTGTTTCTTTGTAATCTTAAATAGAACTTGTCCATTCGTCTTATCAACATTAAGATAAGGATTGTCCGGAGTATATTCAACTATTCTAATTTCTTTACTATTATACTTAAACACCAAATATAAAGTTGCACCATCTGATAAATCGAGAGGTGTTGTTGGGTCAGAGTAATCTTGATATAATGTGAACAATCTATAATTATCAAATGGGTCTATTAATAAAGGTGTTTCTCCTATTTGATATAGATGATCATCACTGTCACCATCAACTGTTACATTAGTCGTTGTAGAAGTTTCCTCATCTTCATCATCATCAGATACTAAAGTGTCAGTGTCAATAAGCACAGCCTCAATCTGTGACAATAAGTCGGTAGAAAAATTATCAATAACGGATATGTTTGTAATTAAGGATTGTTTTATTTGATTTGAACTTGCCATCTTTATTATCGTGTTATTGTTATGAAATTATTACCATCAGTAGAAAGTTCTTCATTAACACACACAAGTTCGATTTCTTTATTTGTTGCAGTTAATGTACCTTTCTTAATTGTAGTAATATCTATTGAATTTCCATTAGCATCTTGTGTCTTAATGAGAATATTTTTGTTCTGATTAAGATTTTTTAACAGATTATTACTTGTAGCGGATATTGTAAATGATTGTCCTAACTTCCAAGTAATAGGTAATCCATCTGTATCATCAGAATCATCTTCATCTACTGTAATATTTAATGTAATATCATCTGTTTGTCCTGCGATATCATTAGTGGTATTAGATGTGGCCGATGTACCTGTTGTGGTAACTGATTGAACTGTTGTACCATCAATAACAAATAAATTAGAGTTCTTCACCAAACCAACAGACAATGTATTATTATGTAATGTAGTACCTGATAATAAACTAATACCAGCATACTTTTGTATATCATTATCTATGGCTAATATGGTATTGTTGGAATTATCTAACACAGGTTTGATAGTTATACCATTTAGACCTGAAATTAATGTGTGGTCTAATGATAGTTTATTATTATACTTACCTTTAATCAAATCATTAAGTTTATCATTTATATCATCTATCTGAACCATTATCGTGTCAGTGTCAACAATACTATTACCATCAAGTCTGTTAGTTAAAACCTGAACATCATTCTGTAAACTTGTTAAACTATCCATACTATACAACATTGATTCAAGTTCTTCTACTCTATCCTGTAATTTATATATCTCATTTTGTTGAGTATAGAACTTGTTAATACATATCTGAAGTTGTTCAAGTGCTCGTTGATACATCGCGAAAGCCTTTGATTCATTCTCATCATAATAACTTTCACTATTTATCTCATTCTCATCTCCATTTGTTCCAATCGTCTTTGAACGTTTGAGTGTTGTCGTGGGAGCGGTATCCACCTTCAAATCTAATTTAAGAGCAAATGAATTACCACCTTCGATTGTACTATTTCTTAACTTAGGTAATCTTTGTATATAATGTGCTTCACCCTCCTCTCCACTAACATTATCGAGGAAAAGAACACCATACAAATTAGTCGCATATGTTGAAACTTCTCCGGATGTATCAATCATATCATAGTAAATCAATACACAATTAAACTCAAAATTAATATATGAATTTGAGTTCATCTTTGTGATACTTCCGGTAGAATAATCACTGTCTATAAAATCAATACAGTAACCTTCATCACCATAATAATAGTTACCATTCTCATTATCGAATATACCTTCAATTCCAACATCGGTAGGTAGGTCTGTGTCTATTAAATTACTACGACCTACAATTATTTCATCATTCTTACCATAGATGTCATTCTGGTAATTCTTGTCAACTATCTTACGGAACAACACTTCATTAGATGCACCATGCTCACTTGGAATATATAAATACACCTCTCCATAAGTATCACCATTAACTTGAACCTGATTGATGGTGTCTATGTTTCCAATGTATTGTACCGTTCTGTAAATATAATCGTCATTCGTATCGTCACCATCATAAGGAGTGTAATTGGTCGCATCCTCATATACCTTAGTCGTTCCACCATCAGTATAAGATGTAAATTGAATACCTCCAACCTTTCTTAACCAATTAAAAAATATTCTCTCAGCCGGTGTTCTTAATTCTGATGTGTCATAGTCATCTTGATTTAACACAACAGTTTCAAAGTTTAAGATATAATTCTGGAAATGCTCAGCCAATGCGACATTATAATCCTTAGTTCCAATCTTATAATTACCTAAGCTCTCTAAGTATAATCCTCTATTTGTATTACCTACTTCTGTCGTATCATAAGTTAACACATCAGTATAATAACCATCTGTTAAAGTTCTATTACCATCTTTATATACATTAACTTTCAAATACAAATATTCACCATCAGATAATGTAATCGCAGTTGATTGACTATTATCAAAAACCCAATTACTCATTTTAGTCAGTGTCAAAAGTTCAGTTGGATTTGGTGATGTTGACTTTGTCGTAGAACGTTCATATAACACCTCCACACTCGTGTCTTCATTCCACACAGTTGTTGATGAATTTAATGTAACTGTAATCGTAATTCCATTGAGTGTTCCATTTTCATCATCTAAATTTCTATATACAGTTACATCTTTGATATATTTGTATGAATCTGATATCTGACTTTTATAGGACTTAGTTGTCGAATATCCGGTATATATATCAGGAATATTCAAACATACAAAATGACTAAACTTAAACGAATAATTACTACTATTGGAATGTACCTTTGTTAAATCACGACTGGTTGAACTAAAGGTATATAATGTTCCACCATTAGTCGAAAGTTTAGGAATTATAGGAGTTACCATATTATTTTCTTCTTAACTTAATGTGTTATAATGTATTTATGACAAAAAGTGGAAGTAGTCAAAAACCACCTCCACTATATTAAAGGAATATAATGTATGTAAATTAATTACTGAGCTTGTTGCGAATTAAAACCGTTCATCATATCTTCAAATGATGTGCCTTGCTGTGCTCCCCCAGTCTGTTGTCCCTGTCCATAAAGAACTGTCGCAATTTCATTCCAAGTCTTTGTCAATGTTTCCATACAACTCTTACAAGCATCAACATCCTTTCGCTCAGAAGCATCCTTTAGGGCGTTCAAATCATTCTCCAACTTAGACTTTTGTTCCTCAGTCAATTTGTCACCAAGTTCATCAATCTGTTTCTGTGTCTGGAAAACGGTATTCTCAGCTTGGTTTAAGGTATTCACTCTCTCAAACTCCTTCTTATCAGCTTCCGCATTTGCTGACGCCTCATCCTTCATTCTTTGGATTTCTTCATCACTCAAACCAGAACTTGCCTCAATTCTAATATTACTGTCCTTTCCAGTCGCCTTGTCCTTAGCACTTACTGACAATATACCATTCGCGTCAATGTCAAACGATACTTCAATTTGTGGAACTCCTTTAGGTGCGGGCATAATTCCATCCAAGTGAAATACACCAAGTCGTTTATTATCCTTAGCCATAGGTCTCTCTCCCTGTAAAACAACAATCTCTACTGAAGGTTGATTATCCACAGCGGTTGAGAATGTTTCGGTTTTTGTGGTAGGAATTGTCGTATTCGCATCTACCAATTTTGTGAACACACCTCCAAGTGTTTCAATTCCCAAAGAAAGTGGTGTCACATCCAACAAAACAACATCACCAACACTTTCATCACCAGCCAAAATCGCCCCCTGAATCGCAGCCCCCAATGCAACAGCCTCATCAGGATTCACTGACTTATTGGGTTTCTTTCCAAACTGTTTTTCAAGTGCGGTTTGAATTGCGGGAATACGTGTAGAACCTCCAACAAGAATAACCTCATCAATATCACTTACACCATAATTGGCCTTTTCCAAACATGATTTACTAAGTTCAATAATTTCTGTGATTAAGTTATCCGCCATCTGTTCAAACTTAGCTCGAGTTAGTGTCTTAACCAAATGAACAGGTGCTCCATCTACAACAGAAATATATGGAAGATTAATCTCAGTTGATGTCGATGATGACAACTCAATCTTGGCCTTCTCAGCAGCTTCCTTGATTCTCTGCATGGCCATCGGATCCTTACCCAAATCAAAACCATTTTCGGATTTGAACTCACCAACAATCCAGTCAATAATCTTATCATCAAAGTCATTACCACCAAGATGGAGATTACCATTTGTTGCAATTACCTCAAATACACCATTATCCATGTCCAAAATGGTAAAATCTGATGTTCCACAACCAATATCAGCAACAAGAATTTTCATTTCTTTGTCACCTTTTCCTAAACCAAAACTAAGGGCGGCCGCGGTCGGTTCGTTGATTACTCTGACTACATTAATACCTGCGATTTCACCCGCAAGTTTTACAGCTTCTCTTTGTGTGTTGTCATAATAAGCAGGACAAGTTATTACGAAGTCTGTTACTTCTGTACCAAGGTAATCCTCTGCTGTTTTTTTCATTTTTTGAAGAATCATGGCAGATATCTCTTGGGGACTGTATAACTTACCATTAATATCAACACGAGGTTGGTTATTTTCGTTTCGGACTACTTTATACTGGGCTCGTTCAACCTCTTCTTTTACATTATCGTAAGATTCGCCCATGAACCGCTTAATACTTGAAATGGTATTTGTTGGGTGAATAACCATTTGACGTTTCGCGGGTTCACCAACTTTTACCCCCTCATCCGAAATTGAAACCACACTTGGGGTTGTGCTTTTACCTTCGGAGTTAAAAATAATTTTCGGTTCTCCACCTGCTTCAACTACTGCGACCGCAGAATATCCTGTTCCAAGGTCACATCCACAAATTTTTTTTCTACTCATGTATTAATAAAATTTTAATTTCTTCTTTTAATTAAACATAACAAAATTATTATGATTGACCGAACCGGACAATCATTACAAAAATAACAAAAAAAAATGAAAAGCACTTAACTACTTTTCATTTCTATATATTTTTTTAAATCATCAATGTTATGGAAACATATTTTGTCTTTGTAGAAATCTACGTCATATTGTAAATAATAACTTGGAAAATAATAAACCATATCAATCCCATGTTCTTGACATTGTTCATATTTTAATTTATCTAATCTTAATCCTTTATCAAATCTTCTTTTACCTCCAAAATGATTAACTGATGTAAAATGTTGTTCTCCCTGACATTCAATACTGAGTTTTAAATCATCATCATAAAAATCTAAACGTAGTGATCCCTTATCTTTTAACCAATCAAATGTTTTTTGTTGTTCAAACTCAGGGAAACAATTAGATATTTCTCTCTCCAATTTTGATGAATTACATTTAGGACAACCTTGACTCATCAAATGATTATGAGGTTGTTGATAAAATTCTCCATGTTCAGGACAAATAATACATACCTTAGTTTTACCATTTACATAGTTGACCTTAGAATAATTATATTTGTCACCATGAACTTCTTTCGCTTTTTCTATAAACTCTTCAGTTGTTTTCTTTTTTGTTCCACCACAATCAGGACAACCACTACCTATCAAATGTTCATCCGGTTGTTGATAAAATTCTCCATGTTTAGGACAAATGATACAGACTTTAGTTTTATTATTTACATAGTTGACTTTAGAATAGTCATATTTGTCACCATGAACTTCTTTCACCTTCTTTATGAATTGTTCAGTTGTATATCTTTGTTTATCATTAATACATTCAAGACAACCTCGACCTTTTAAATGATGGTCAGGTCTTTGATAGAACTCTCCATGTACAGGACAAATAATACATATCTTAGTCCTATAATTCACATATTCGACCTTAGAATAGTCATATTTATCCCCATGAACTTCTTTCGCCCTCTTTATATATTGTTCAGTTGTTAATTTTTTATTTCCACTACAGACAGGACAACCTCGACCTTTTAGATGATTGTTAGGTAATTGATAGAACTCTCCATGTACAGGACAAATAATACATACCTTTGTTTTTTTATTTACATAGTCAACCTTGGAGTAGCCATATTTATTTCCATGAACAGTTTTCGCTTGTTCTACAAATTGTTCAGTCGTCGATTTTTTTGTTCCATTACAATCAGGACAACCACAACCTTTTAGATGATTGTTTGATGTTTGATAAAATTCACCATGAATAGGACATATGATACAAACCTTAGTTCTTGCATTTACATAGTTGGTCTTAGAATAATCATACTTATCTCCATGAACTTTCTGAGCTTCCTTTATAAATTGTTCAGTTGTTTGTCTCGATACTCCACTACAATCAGAGCAACCTTGACCATGTAAATGATTAATAGGTGTTTGATAAAATTCACCATGTTCAGGACAAATGATACATACCTTAGTTTTATTATTCACATAGTCAACCTTGGAGTAGTCATATTTATCCCCATGAATTTCTCTGGCTTCCTTTATGAATTGTTCAGTCGTTTTCTTTCCATTAATCTTCGTCTTCATCTTCATCATCCTCATCTAAGTCACCTTTTTTATAAGCGTCATTTGATTTTTTAGTGAGTTTATTTTTACGGGTGTCTTTTCTGAAATCGGTTGACCTTCTCATCAATTCTTTTTCAGGGATTTTCTCACCGGGTTTATAGGTTTTATGTTTAATGTCTTCTTTATCTTTTTCAGTTTCTTCATCTTCAGAGGTGGTGTCTTCAATTTCCTCTTCTTTTTCTCTTTCGAGTTTTTCCTTGTGGAGTTTTTCTTTTTCTTTCTTTTCTTCCTCTTTCTTTCTTTTAAGTTCCTCATCTGAAATCTTATCTTCGTATTCAGAGATGGATTTAACATTTATGATTTTGATGAAACTAAATGTGCGGAAGCTTCTCCAGTGTTTCTTGACCATATCATAATAGACGAATTGGTGTTCTGGTTTAGGGGCACCACCTTTGAGAGCAGGTAAATAATCTGAAACTAAAGTACCTATTGCATGACGAAGTGTGCCATCTTTTTTCATGAAATCGAAATAGACGACATTTTTTCGTAGAATTTTTTTCATCAGGAGTCTGTTTTTAGAGTTTAATGCACCATGAATTGTTTTTTTAATACTCTTAACAGACATTTTTTCATTTAGGCAATATGTTTCAAAATCAAGTATCATCGGTCTTTAACTAATCTTATATACACATTTCTTGTTGGGTTTAGTTCCCCTTTATGGATTTCACAGAACTTTCCATCATGCCAATCTGGATCCATAAGTGTCAAAACGCATATTATATTATTATTTTCGAGAGCATACATTTTTCCACCTTGAACATATTTCTCATCATATACATCAAAATTCAAGAATGTATCTGAGTTATCATGAAATATCAGTTTCTTATTATATTTTTTTTCACTGTTATGTTGACTATAAACTTTAATTTTGTCTTTTTTGACAGCGGTTTGGATTTGTGTTATTTCATCAACAGTAGGTAATCTCCAACCATGTCTTTTGAAATATTGATTAAGACCACCATAATTAATATCTGATTCTCTGAATAGGGTTTTTAATTCTTCATCATAGAAATCAACATCAGCAATTAAGAAAGATAAACCCAAATCAATGGGGTTCAGTTCATCTATGTTCGTATTTCTTTTATCTTCAATACGTTCACTATCGGATTTGGAACGGTCAATTACACCTTTCCAAAGTGATTCAACTATTTTACTTACTCTTTCCATCATCCAATCCAAAAAATAAACAATGTATATTCACCGTCGTTGTATTCTTCATAACCTTGTGCTCCAATTACACTTTCCGCACCATCACTTTGAATAATAAGTTCGGCAAGTTTATCTTTATCAATATAACCATCCAAACCATCAGTTCCAAAATTATTGACATACCAATCGACGGGTTCTTCATCATCACACATCATGTCAACATATTGTGATTTCATATCCTCAACATCGAATTTAGGACTTTCATAATCTAAGTCACCATCCTCATCAGTGTCAAAATATTCATCAGAGTCTTCGATTAGTTCTCTTTCTTCCAATTCATCATACAAACGAGAACCACCTAAATCACCACGTTCATTTTCAATATCGTTAACATAATTTTCATTTGATTCACGTTGCATTTCGGATATACCATCAGAATCGATAAAGTCATAACCAAAGTATTTTACATATCTATCAAATGATTCCTTATCAATATCATCAAGTAATCCTAAAGTATAATCTTCAATATACTTATCTTTATTGTCCTCATCATCGAACACATAATAACTTTCATTATCAACTTCACATTGTTGCATACCACGATAAGCATCTCTAATTATAATCTCAGGGTGGTCATCAAGTTTAATATTACTAAAACTGTTGACCAATCCTCTCAATACAACAAAGTCATCTTTAGATAAATCATAATCAGAAGTGGCTAATTGAACTAAACCCCAACGTTCACCTTCAATAATATTACATGGTTGGTCATCTTCTTCATCAGTTATAAGGTCATAGATGAAATATGTAAGGTCTCCACTGTCCTCATAACAGAAAACAAATCTATCATCACCTTCAAGTTCGATGGTCGTAAAGTAATCATTTCCAATTTGTTTAGGTAGTCCACAACCTTTATCATCCATAATTACATATCCACCATTAGGAAGATTTACTTTCAATCCTTGCTCTTTTCTAATATCTCCGGATTTAGAACGGTCAATCACACCTTTCCAGAGTGATTCATCAACATAATCATCAAAAGATTTAACCATATGATTACCTTTCAAAAATTCCTTATAATTTGAATACTTATGCTTAGAACCAAACATTCTTTTCACCCTTTCTGAAATAATGTGGGCGTTTCTACTGTCATATATGTTTACATCTTCACCAACAATAAATTTGATATTTTCATTACGTTCAACTACATATTTAATATCGTTAAGATGGTCATCAACCCTCAAACCACCTGACATTGAACGGGAAAAATAAATCTCATCATCTTTCTTTGGAACCATACGACCTGTTCTATTATCTAACTTAAATTTCATTTTAAGAATGCATTTTTTTGTATTTCTTTAGTCAACCCTAAGAGAATCTTTTTTATCTTATTAAATTCACGTTTTCCACTGATATATGGATCTCGATAATCTTCATAGTCTAATTCATCTTGCCATTTATCAAAAATATCAAAGAACTGAGTCCACATCTCATCAATATCACCTTCAGTTAGACAACCATCTGTAAATGCACAATCACAAGTCATTTCCCCAAATTCCGAACCGATTTCTGAAAAATTAAAATTAATATTAACATTCAATCTTCCATAATCATCTTCATTAGGATCATCATATGTACAAAGGTCATCTGAAAAATCAATCTTCATTTTCTTGGCCATGTATTCACCACAAAAATCACAAAGTGTTTTCATTGACCTATCAAAATCATCTATATCTTCAAGTCGAGTGTCATCAGTTTTGGAACGGTTAATCACACCTTTCCAAAGCTCCTCATTTACATATTCATCAAAATTTAGAATGTTTCCCATTTACTTATCATAGTATATTTAAGTTATTTATGAAAAAAGGAGAGACCACCAAGCCTCTCCTTATTATAAAATTAACTGATAACTTCTCTTGTTTTTAAGTCTATTATCCTTTGGTTTTTACTCCCCCTGAATTTCAACCCAACATTCCTTTCTTCTTGTCTAAATTCACCATCGACCAGAACATCACACAAACTTAATAATTTTTTAACCTTTTCACCATATTCATCTACTCTGTCATCCAACCATTCAAGTGTGTGTCCAGACCATATCCATATATTCTTATCCGGAAACATCTCTCTCCACCTTTCACACAATATTATAACATCATCAATATTTCTTATCGAAAAGGGTTCACCTCCTAAAATCGACAATCCGGAATATATATTAGGAAATTTATCCACCTCTTCCTTGATAAATGTTACATCATCTTCAGAAAATTCATGATATTCTTCATTATCAAAATCCCAGTATTGCATATTGTGACACCCCGTACATCGAATATCACAACCCAAAAACCAAACAATTACCCTAACACCCGTTCCGTTAGCACTACAATTTACTCGATTTCCCTTATTTAAAGTATCAATTCTTATTATTCTTGACATTTTTGTTTTCTATTTCTTATAAAAGTAAATAAATCTTCTGTATTATAAAAACATATCTTGTCTTTATAAAAATCTAAATCACCAGTATCATCAGGACAATAATAAACCACATCAATCCCATGTTCTTGACATTGTTCATATTTTAATTTATCTAACTTTAATCTTTTATTAAATCCTCTTTTACCTCCAAAATGTTTAACTGGAGTAAAATGTTGTTCTCCCTGACATTCAATACCAAGTTTTAAATCATCATCATAAAAATCTAAACGTAGTGGTTTCTTATCTTTTAACCAATCAAATGTTTTTTGTTGTTCAAACTCAGGGAAACAATTAGATATTTCTATCTCTAATTTTGATGAATTACATTTTGGACAACCTTTACCATGTAAATGATTATTAGGTGTTTGCCAAAATTCTCCATGAATAGGACAAATAATACAAACCTTAGTTTTTCTATTCACATATTCAACATTAGAATAATCATATTTGTCACCATGAACTTTCTGAGCTTCCTTTATGAATTGTTCGTTCGTTAAAATTTTTTTTTTTGTTCCACCACAATCCGGACAACCTTGACCTTGTAAATGATTACGAGATTCTTGCCAAAACTCTCCATGAATAGGACAAATGATACATACCTTAGTATTTGCATTTATATATTCAACCTTAGAATAATCATATTTATCTCCATGAACTTCTATAGCTTTCTTTATGAATTGTTCGGTTGTTTTTCTTTTATTGTCAGCATCACATTTTGGACAACCATGACTTTTTAAATGACTATTGGCTTCTTGCCAAAATTCTCCATGAATAGGACAAATGATACATACCTTAGTATTTGCATTTACATAGTTGACCTTAGAGTAATCATACTTATATCCATGTTTTTTTATGGCTTTCTCTATAAATTGTTCAGTTGTTAATTTTTTGGGCATCTTTTCTATTTCTTATAAAAGTAAATAAATCTTCTGGGTTATAAAAACATATCTTGTCTTTATAAAAATCTAAATCATTAGTATCATCAGTATAATAATAAACAATATCTATACCATGTTCGTGACATTGTTTATATTTTAATTTATCTAACCTTAATCCTTTATCAAATCTTCTTTTACCTCCAAAATGATTAACTGGAGTAAAATGTTGTAATCCCTGACATTCAATACCAAGTTTTAAATCATCATCATAAAAATCTAAACGTAGTGGTTTCTTATCTTTCAACCAATCAAATGTTTTCTCTCGTTCAAACTCAGGAAAATAATTAGATATTTCTGACTCTAATTTTGATGAATTACATTTTGGACAACCTTGACCCTGTAAATGTCTCTCTGGTTTTTGATAGAATTCTCCATGTTTGGGACAAATGATACAGACTTTAGTTTTTCCATTCACATAGTCAACCTTAGAGTAGTCATATTTATTTCCATGAACTTCTCTGGCTTCCTTTATGAATTGTTCAGTTGTTTTCTTTCTACTTCCACAACAATCAAGACAACCTTTACCATTCAAATGATTCCTAGGTGTTTGCCAAAATTCTCCATGTTCAGGACATATGATACATACCTTAGTATTTGCATTTATATATTCAACCTTAGAATAATCATATTTATCTCCATGAACTTCTATAGCTTTCTTTATGAATTGTTCGGTTGTTTTTCTTTTATTCCCACCACAATCGGGACACCCATTACCATTCAAATGACTATGAGGTACTTGCCAAAATTCTCCATGTTCAGGACAGATGATACAAACCTTAGTTTCACTATTTACATATTCAACCTTAGAATAATCATATTTATCTCCATGAACTTCTATAGCTTTCTTTATGAATTGTTCGGTCGTTAATTTTTTTTTGTTATCATCACAATCAGGACAACCCTGACCATGTAAATGATGACTTGGTGTTTGATAAAACTCTCCATGTTCAGGACAAATAATACACACATTGGTATGATTATTTACATAGTTAACTTTTGAATAGTCATACTTATCTCCATGAACTTTCTGAGCTTCCTTTATGAATTGTTCAGTTGTTAATTTTTTATTTCCACTACATACAGGACAACCCTGACCTTTTAGATGATTACTAGGTTCTTGCCAAAACTCTCCATGTTCAAGACAAATGATACATACCTTAGTTCTCACACCTATATAGTTGACCTTAGAGTAATCATACTTATATCCATGTTTTTTTATGGCTTCCTTTATGAATTGTTCAGTCGTTTTCTTCTTTCTTGGCATTTTGTTTTCTATTTCTTATAAAAGTAAATAAATCTTCTGGATTATAAAAACACATTTTGTCTTTATAAAAATCTAAATCATTAGTATCATCAGGACAATAATAAACCACATCAATCCCATGTTCTTGACATTGTGTATATTTTAATTTATCTCTTTTTAATTCTTCATCAAATCTTTCTTCACCTCCAAAATAATTAACTGGTATAAAATGTTGTATCCCCTGACATTCAATACCGAGTTTTAAGTCATCGTCATAAAAATCTAAACGTAGTGATCCTTTATCTTTTAACCAATCAAACTTTTTCTCTCGTTCAAACTCAGGAAAACAATTAGATATTTCTGTCTCTAATTTTGATGAATTACATTTTGGACAACCTTTACCATTCAAATGATTTCTAGGTACTTGCCAAAATTCACCATGTTCAGGACAAATGATACATACATTAGTATAATTATTTACATATTTAACCTTAGAATAATCATATTTATCTCCATGTTTTTCTTTGGCCTCCTTTATGAATTGTTCAGATGATTTTCTTCTAATATCATTATCACATTCAGGACAAACACAACCTCTCAAATGACTATTGGCTTCTTGCCAAAATTCTCCATGAATCGGACATTTGATACACACCTTAGTCCTTGAATCTATATAATCAACTTTAGAATAATCATATTTATCACTATGAACTTCTTTCGCTTCCTTTATGAATTGTTCAGTTGTTTTCTTACCTCCACCACAATCAGGACAACCTTTACCTCTCAAATGATTATCAGGTATTTGCCAAAATTCTCCATGAATAGGACAAATAATACAAACCTTAGTCTTTGAATCTATATATTCAACCTTAGAATAGTCATACTTATATCCATGTTTTTTTATGGCTTTCTCTATAAATTGTTCAGTTGTTAAAGTTTGATTGTCAACACTACAATCAGGACAACCACGACCTTGTAAATGATTATTAGGTCTTTGCCAAAATTCTCCATGAATAGGACAAATGATACATACATTAGTTCTTCCATTTACATAGTTAACCTTGGAGTAATCATATTTATTTCCATGAACTTTCCGAGCTTTCTCTATAAATTGTTCAGTTGTTAATTTTTTTGGCATTTTTTCTATTTCTTATAAAAGTAAATAAATCTTCTGGATTATAAAAACATATCTTGTCTTTATAAAAATCTAAATCATATCGTGAAAAGTCTTCTAAAAAATAATAAACCACATCAATCCCATGTTCTTGACATTGTTCATATTTTAATTTATCTAACTTTAATCTTTTTTCAAATTCTTCTTCACCACCAAATCTATCAACTATAGTGAAATGTTGTTCTCCCTGACATTCAATACCGAGTTTTAAGTCCTCATCATAAAAATCTAAACGTAGTGGTTTCTTATCCCTCAACCAATCGAATGTCTTTTGTTGTTCAAACTCAGGAAAACAATTTTTAACTTCTTCTTCTAATTTTGATGAATTACATTTTGGACAACCACAACCTTTCAAATGATTACTAGATATTTGCCAAAATTCTCCATGTTCAGAACATTTGATACATACTTTAGTCATTCTATTTACATAGTTAACTTTAGAGTAATCATATTTGTCACCATGAACTTTCTGAGCTTCCTTTATGAATTGTTCAGTTGTTTTTCTTTTACTTCCACCACAATCAGGACAACCATAACCTGTCAAATGATTTTCAGGTGTTTGACAAAATTCTCCATGTTCAGGACAAATGATACATACCTTAGTTTTTCCATTTACATATTCAACCTTAGAATAGTCATATTTATCTCCATGAACTTCTTTAGATTTTTCTATGAACTCTTCAGTTGTTTTCTTTTTCGTTCCACCACAATCAGAACAACCTTTACCTTGTAAGTGATTTTCAGGTGTTTGGTAAAATTCTCCATGTTCAGGACAAATGATACATATCTTAGTCTTAGTATTTACATATTCAACCTTAGAGTAATCATATTTATTTCCATGAATTTCTATGACTTCCTTTATAAAATCTTCAGTTGTTTTCTTGTTTTCACCACAATCAGGACAACCTTGACCTCCTAAATGATGATCAGGTCTTTGGTAAAATTCTCCATGAATATGACAAATAATACAAACCTTAGTTTTTCCATTTACATAGTTAACTTTTGAATAGTCATATTTATTTCCATGTTTTTCTATGGATTTCTCTATAAATTGTTCAGTTGTTAATTTTTTATTGTTATCACCACAATCAGGACAACCATAAGCACGTAAATGATGATCAGGGGTTTGATAAAATTCACCATGAATAGGACAAATGATACATACCTTAGTTTTAGCATTTACATATTCAACCTTAGAATAGTCATACTTATCTCCATGAACTTTCTGAGCTTCTGTTATGAATTGTTCTTTAGTTTTCTTCTTCATAAATTAGGTTGAATTATTATATCCTATCAATTTTTAAAAATAACAAAAAATGGTCACATGAATAAATCACATGACCATTAATCAAATTTATTTTATTTTAAATATGTGTTACTCTACTATATATGTCTGCGAGACGCCCCTGTGAACAGTTGTTACTTTGTCCGAGGTATCCGCATATTCTTCGTGTGGCTAACAATTTGGTTCTATCTTCACATCCACAATTTGGACAGTGCCAGATATATTTTCCATCTTCATTTTTGATAAGTTCTATTGTACCCTCAAAGTCACAATTTAAACAGTAATCACTTTTTCCATTGAGTTCAAAATAAATTATCTTGTCATAACCATATTTTAGAATCTCAAGTACCACATCAACATTGTTTCTGAGGTCATCCATTTCCACATAACTGATTTGACCACCAGAAGCAATTTTAGAGAGAGGAGCTTCATATTTAATTTTGTCAAAGGCGTTAATGTTCTCATACACAGGGATATGGTATGAATTAGTAACGAACTGACCAACTAAACCTTTACATTCTTTAGGGAAACGTCTATTAAGAGCTTCCGCGGCAGTACCTGTTAAATTTTCTTCTGGAGTTGAATAAAGTGAGTAACCAATTCTTTCCAGTTCTCTCCATTGTAAACATTTTGTGGCCATGTTTTGCATGACTTGAGTGGCAAAATCAAGAGCACCACCCTCATCATCCGGAAGCCAATGATTTTTTCCGGTCATAAACTTAACACATTCATAAAGTCCAATATAACCAAGTGAGAGAGAAGAATTGTCATCATAAAGGAGTTTGTCGATTGTTTCCCCCGGTTGAAGACGTGCAAGAGCTCCATTTTGCCACATGATTGGAGCCACATCAGAAGTTGTACCTCTAAGATGTTCATGTCGTAATCTTAGAGCTCGGTGACACAATTCAAGACGTTCATTAAAGATATACCAGAAACGTTCCATATCACCTTTACTAGAAAATGCAATGTCAGGTAGATTAATTGTGACAACTCCTTGATTGAAAGAAGGCCAAACTTTAGGTGTACCTTTTTTCTTGTTCTTAGTCTGGTTTCCATCACTGTCATAATACCTAACGAGAGCAAAACTTCTACATCCCATCGAGGGGTAACAGATACCTTTTTGTTCCAACATCATTTTTTCGCTTATGTAATCTGGAACCATTTTATCAGCGGTACATTGAGCAGAAAGTTTAGTCAACCAATAATACTTACTATCCTCATGAATATTATCTTCTTCGAGGGCATATATTAATTTGGGGAAAGGAATTGCAGAGTAGGCACCATTTTTATTTTTAACACCTTTTTTACGTTGTTTAATTATTTCTGCAATTACTTTGGCCAAGTCTTCTTTTTCATTTTCATCTTTCGCATCATTCAAATACATCCAAAGAGTGATGAATGGAGTTTGACCATTGACAGTCATAAGGGTTGAACTTTGGTATTGAAGGATTTGGACACCATCAATAATGTCACGGTCTACCATTTGTTCAATCAACTCATTAAATTTATCTTCAGGAATATCGAGACCTTCATATCTTTTTCTGAATGTCTTTCTACTTTCCTCAACGAATGGAGCTAAGTGTGCAACATTAACAGTTTGACCACCATATTGAGAACTTGCTACTTGTGCGATAATTTGTGTACAGATATTACAAGCTGTTGAGAATTTATGTGGTTTATCAATTTTCACATTTGAGATGACAGTTCCATTTTGAAGCATGTCCTCTAAATTCCATAGACAACAGTTGGTAGACTTCTGACAAAAATAATCAAGATCATGGAAATAAATAATTCGTTCTTCGTGAGCTTTCCAAATATCTTCCGGGATTAGGTATCTTTTACACAGGTCTTTTGATAAGATACCAGCCATGTAATCTCTTTGGGTTGAAATGATAGTCGGGTTTTTATTCGCATTTTCTTGTTTAATCAACTCATTATTATTACCCAACAAAGACATAACCATATCATCAGTTGTATTCTTTCTTTGATTGAGTGATTTTTGGTAACGATAAGTAATGTATTCTCTGGCAACATCCCATTTCCCATGACTCATTATCTCATTTTCGACCATAATCTGAACGTCACCAGTGTTCAAAGTTCGAGTTTCACTTTTACACTTATCCTCAATCGACTTGGCAATGTCTTTAATCTCGTCATTAGTAAATCGGTTGTCAAGTCCAACTCTTTGATTAGCCTGTTGGATAGCCTTTACGATATTACCCTTGTTAAAGGTGACTTCCGCACCATTATTCTTGATAATTTTCATTTTGTATGTTTAGTTGATTTTTTATGATTTTTCAAAATAGGGGTAATTTTATTTATGAAATTTACGGCGTCATTATTATTCAAAAACCGAATGTCATAAGTTCGATAATTCAGGAAGTCAAATTCGTCGGCTTCCACTCGTCGTTTCAGACTATCATCTTTCTTACCTCCATTATATCTTTCTTTTAATCTCTTTTTTCTGATTTCAATAGGTATGTCTAAATAGATAATTGTGACACACTTTAATATATTCTGGTCTAACTTTTCTAAATCTTGAATGTTGCCTACGGAAAGAATAGCAACATCACATTTCTTAAAGTCCTCCAAGGTAAACCCATAATACCAGTTATTAAAGTTTTTTAGTGAGATAAACTTCTTCTCGTCTATCAATTTTTGGATTTTTTTCTCTGAAACAAAAATATATTCATCACCTTTTTCATTTGGTCTTTTAGGTCTTGTAGTATATTGTTTCAGTGCAGTGTAACCTTTTTTTATAAATAAATTTTGGCAGTAGTCTTTACCAGACGCCGCCTTTCCGACTAGTACATATTTACACATAAGTAAATTACAATAATTAATATCATCACAGTAATTGTTCAAACTTTCCTGTTTTAAGGAGAGTTTCATAATCTTCTTTCTTTAATTTTACGTCTTTTCTTTCTCCATTATCAAAAATTATCGTTAAAATTTCATTTAAATTATTATATATCAATCTTTTAATACCTTTTGTAACCATTTGATAGTTTTATAATAAAGATAACAAAAAGAGCTACCTTTATGGTAACTCTTTCAAAACTTCCTCATTGTACTTTTTATGTTCTGAATTTTCCCACCCATAAATTGGATCAATGTAAATCCATCTTTCATTCTCGTGGTTTTTTTCTAAACACTTATTACAATATGGTGAAACCCATCCTAATGTCTTTTTGGTAGCATCTTCACCACAATCAATACAAACAAACTTTGATAAATATTCGTATTTTCGTATCACTCTTGAAACTTCCGGAGAGTATGAATTACAATATATATTCAACACTCCCCATTTTTCTTTAATATCCATAATCCTAAATGATTTTCTATAGGACTTATCAGGATATTTTTTCAGGGCTTCCTTTAATTCCCTACATAATTGAACTCCAAATCTTTTTCGCCATCCATAAGGAATACAATCATATAAAGAAGATGTTGGAATGATATGAAATAGACCAAGAAATCGTTCCAATTTTTTATAAAACCAATACAAAAACTTATCTTTTTTGGTGGCTAATTTTAAGATGTATTCAGTCTTCACATATTTCCCATCTAAAAACAGACAATCATCACCAAACTTTTCTTTATATAAGTCAACATGGTCTTTTGAATATTCACTCCATTTTCTGTATATGTCAGTATATTTTTTTGACAGTTTCCAATTATTGTATCGTTTGTCTGTCATCACATTTCTTGGATACAAAAATGGAAATCGAATACACAGGTAGATTGACTTGGGAGTGTTACGGACTTTATAACACACATCTTTTATGACATACTTAAAACGACGTATGACATAATCGGAATAACTCCCTTGTTTGAAAATTCGATTATATTTCTTTTGACTTAACATGGTAACTTGTCTCATTTTTATCTAATTTACTAATATAAAAATAACAACTTCTGACAACTCCATAAATACTATATCGCTAAATAAAATTAAAAATGGAGAAACTACAATACTTAAAACCATTTAATGAATTTGATAACCGAATGATATATGAAGGTTTGGGTGATGCTGGTCAAAAACAGATAAACCGAGCTTTCTTAAATATGGGTAAAATTCCTCTGTCCAATGGTAAATTTATTGTACCACTTGAAATTGTAAAGGTGGTATCGGATGCAATTAGTTGGATAAGTAGTGAATTCCGTACATATTACACATTCGCAAGAGACGCAAACATCATATATGTGATTAACGATCCAAGTTGTAAAACGATGGCAGTTGACCAATATATGAATATGTACATGGATGTTTTGTTCATTTATAGTAGACTTCAAATGAATCCTGAATTGGTCGCCGCAGTTATCATGCACGAGATATTTCATGTTGTATATAATCACATTGAAAGAGGTAAGAATTGGCTCAGTGCTCATGGAAAACCAATGACAGAATTTAGAGACACAAACCTCGCTGGTGATATTGAAGTAAACATGACATTGACAAATAAGGGAATTATCTCTCCTGAAGATTTGGTTGGTAAAATTCATGGACTTTATCTAAGTAAGAAACATGATGTGACCAATATGCCTATGGAGACAATTCTTGAAAATGAAAAGTTGATGGAAAAACTTCGTGCGATGGTGGATGGACCGAAAGATAATAGAGCAAGAGTTGACACATCTTCTGACTGGGATGATGGATATAAACAAGGTTGGGATGCGGTAGCTAACATTCTTGATAAATTCGGACCGGAAGAAACAATAAAGAAATTAAAAGAAGCCGGTATTATTGATGAACAAGGTAACTTATTAAAATCGGTTACACAAGATGACTTTAACAATTTGAAGTTCTTGACTGTATTATCTTATGATGGTTTCTTATGTGAAAATGAAAAACAAAGTAAGTACCAGAGTTTTGATGATGGTTGGTTAGCTGGTGTTGGAAAAGCTATTACACTTATAAACCAATCAATTTCAGATGATGAAGTTGGAATGCCCGGTGGAGAACAAGGTGAAGAAGGTGGTCAACAACAAGAAGAAGATGTCCCCAATTCTAAATTAAAACCTGATGATTTGAAAAAGTTAAATCTTCCTAAAAAAGAAAAGAAACCACAAGAAGGAGGTAAACCACAATTACCTGACAATCTACCAACCAATGTGGATAATGATGATGACGATTACACTGGTGACATGAGAACACCACCACGAAATCAAAATGGAGATAATAATCAAAATGGAGAAGGTAATGGTGATGATAGTCAAGAAGGTGAAGGTGGAAATGGTCAAGGTCAAGGAAAAAAATCTAACAAACAAGGTGAATCAGGTGAATCAGGTGAAGGTTCTGAAGGTGAAAAATCTGGTGATGGACAAGGTTCTGAAAATGGACAAGAAGGTTCAGACATGGATGGTGAATCGGGTGAAGGTGTAGAAGGTGAAAAAACCGGCAGTGGACAAGGTTCAGACAAAGGACAGGAAGGTTCAGACAAAGGTGGCCAATCGAATGGAGATGAATCAAATGGTGGTCAAGGAGGTCAATCAAATGGAGATTCACAAGGTGCCGGACATGGTGGTTCAAGATCTGGTGATGGAGATGGTGATGTGAATAAATTAGCTAATGATTTGAAAAACAAACAAAATAAAAAGTCATTAGAACATGGTTCACCAAATGATTCATATGCAGACCAACCCAAAGGTTCAGGTGAAGATAAAAATAGTGTAGGTGATACAGGTTCTTTCATCAATGACCCTGATTCTGCATTTGCTAAGAAAGTGTTAAAAAATTCAGGTTATTCTGATGAAGATATAAACAACATTATCGAAGACACTATTGACAAGAATAAACGTCTAAACACTCCGGAAGCAATTAAGGATAAACGTCAAAAACTATATTCTAAATTATCTCCAAGTGACCCTGTTAAAAAGTTGTTGAAAAATATTGAGGTATCTGAGGAAAAGTATCAGAATATTTGGAAAAAGATAATGAAAAAATTCTTGGGTAAAAATTGTCGTCGTGCTGGTAATGATGTAATATCTAAGAGTTTTGACTGGAAAGATAAGAAAGCCATTGCACTTGGTAGATTTGCTCCCAATTTCCACAAAGAAGCTCAAGAACCACAAATGATAAATATATATGTAGACGTTTCTGGTTCTGTTAATACTGAGTTATTGGAGGTCATTGCTAAGAGTTTGTGTATATTCTGTAAACAATTTAATTACAGTGGTATCAACATTATTCCTTGGGCATCCACTTCAAACGGTATTCACCAAGTAGAGAGTATCAGTAAAAATGGTGAAGAAAAAACCTGTCAAGAAATTTTAGGTTACATCTCAGAAGGTGTTAGTGAATGTGGAGGTGGAACAGACCTTATACGAGCATTCTTACCACAGATAGTAAGTATTTCATTAGACAAGAAAAGACAGAAACGTGATGACAAACATATAATCATTACCGATGGACAAACTGGTGGTGAAGAAAAACGAATTGAGGAATTAATCTCAAACAAATGTGGTTCTATTGTTTGTAAGAATTGTTTCTACATGATATATGACGCTCCCTCGATGGTTAGAGAATCTTGGGATGAAGCTATTGAAAAGGGAACAGTTATATATGTAGATTCAAATATTGTAATCGGAAATAAATAAAAAGAAAATAATCAAATATAATAATGAAACATTTATTAGATAGAAATGATTTTTTAACACAAAGTCGAATGAATGAAGGTATTATTGGTGATACTTTTAGAAAGGGTGTGAAAAAACTTAAAGATATGTTTTCACTCTTATATAAAAAGGTCAAAAACTTCATTGCAATTTTTGACTCAAAGGGTAATGTACTTCCTGTTGTATCCTTACAGGCTTGTGTTGACCACTTCGCTGGTGTAAAAGGTGTAGAGGTTGTCACATCAAAAGAAATTAATGATTCAATCAAAAAAGTTGGTGGTCAGACTGGTGGTACAACTATCTCTCTAAGTAATGACAATGAATCTTATGAGGATGTAGATAAGGATTCAGTTGAGTATAAAAACTTAATGAGTATTCCTAAAATCCTTAAAGAAAGTTTTGGTGGTGAACAACTCGATGAACGTATTTCTTATTCAGAGGCTGGTGAAGGTCTAAACATTCCTACTATTGACATTGAGGAATTCAAAGAAAAAATCTTAGGTAGAATTGTTGACCGTCAGAAAAAGAAAAGAAAAGGTAACATGCTTATTTTTGGAGCTCCCGGTATTGGTAAATCTTCTATCGCCAACTCTGTAAAAGAAGCATACAACCGTTCAAAAAGTAATGAACAAGGTATTTCTATTATCACCATTAACTGTGCGGACTTAGCTCCCGGTGACTTCCTTATGCCCACAATGGCTGAGATGAAAGATATTAAAGGTGATATTGAAGCCAGAAAAGAAGCTCCTGAATTCGCAAGTATTGATGGATGGTCTGAAGAACAAAAGAACCAACTTGAAACTGTACTAAGTCGTCAAAAGGTGTCAAACTCAGCACCTAAAAACTGGTTCCCATGTTATCTTCCCTCTGGTAATGCTGAAATTGATGTTTTACTAGACGCCGCCGCTAATGGTTGTGTTAATATTGATACAAACCACCCAGAAAATAACAAAAGAACAGGTTCAGGCGGTATTCTCCTTTTGGATGAATATTTTAGAGCGAACCCTATGATTTTCTCTCAATTAATGACACTTCTACTTGAAAGAAAAATGGGTGACTGGGTATTAGGTTCTAAGTGGGCTATTATCGCTTGTTCAAATAGACCTGCAGATTCAAAAACAGTGACTGAGGTTTTTGAAAGTAGAATTGAAGGTGCTGACTTAGACCGTTATGCAGATATTGCTCTATTGTCACCTGATGTTAATAGTTGGAAAGACTATATGAGAAGTAAAGGATTGACTGGTGAAAATGAAATTATCTTCAAATTTATCTTTGATCCTGACTCAATGGAAGGTGATGAATATCCAAGATGGCATAGTGTAGATAACAAAGATGATGCTTATGGTGATGATGAAAAGAACACATTACCTGTAACACCTCGTCGATGGGAAAAAGTTTGGGGAGAAATTGAAGATTACTTAGATGCACATGACTTAGATTCAGTTATCCAAATTCCTCTCAAAAAATTATCAAGTCTATTAAAGACAATGTTCACACCTGATTTCTTACATGAATTTATTGACTGGATTGAACAACATACTGGTAATGTAAATTTGGATGATATTGTAAAAGACCCAACAAATGTATTCCCAAGAAAAGATGTTAAAACTGATGACGTCATTATCGTTCGTGATTTAGGTGAACAATTTGAAAAGAAATATGGAAAAGACAAAGACTGTCCTGATGAAGAATTAGCTAACCTTATGACTTGGTTTGGTTTACATATGAAGGACAATCCAAATGTCATAATGTCAGATTTCATGGAATGGATTGACAAAGTATTACCAAACGCTTCTGACAACGCACTTCATACAAAAGAAAAAACAGTTAATGTGATGCTCGCCGCTTGGCCTGATAGTGATGACTTTGAAGGTGTTGATGAAAGTAGAGTCAATGATATTAAAGAGTTGATGAAAGAATACTTCCCTTGGCGTCTTGATGGTGATAAGATTAAATTCATAAATGACTACGCTTAATTAAACAAAATAGAAAAGGTTGGACATTAAATCCAACCTTTTTTTATATCATTATTATATCGAGTTCATTATTTGAAAAACATTTATCAAATACATCATTCTTAAATTTATCCAATCTCATCAAATCATTAATATCTTTTACTTTATCATATGATTTAATTAATTTTAGATATTTGTCCCAAAGGAATACATTTTTGTGTTCCTTTAATTTTGTTATAGAGTGTTTCTTACCAACATCATCATTATCAAACAAATACCGAACATCCTCAATGTCATCAAAATAATTGTTCATTTTAGTTGCACCTTGGAGAGCAATACAGTTATCAATACCAAGTGAATCTATGGGACCTTCCACAATAGTTAAAGGTTTTCTCATGTCAACATTCATTACATTAAACAACCCAGACAATTTATCTATGTTGACTACAATATTTTCAATACCATCCTCCTGTTCAATATAGACCTGACCATTTGACATTTCACCCAATAATCTTTCAACAACACCATTCAAATCCTTACCAAACATTTCATAATAGATTTTAGAAAGACTTCGTGTTAAATATCTTGGTTTCTTACTTTTACTGTCAAGTTGTCTAATCTGATATCCTATTACTCTATCATTTTGATTTAGATTCAAAATGTATAGTTCCTTGGTTGATTCTTTATATGCAAAGTATCTCCAATCCTTTATACCTATTTTCCTATAGTGTAAATAGTCAGAAGGATGTTTTACTTTATAAGGTGAAACTAACTTATTTACTTTGAAAAAAATAGTCTTAGGTATTGCCAACTTATCTATCAATGTATATAGAATTGATGAAGATTTAGATGAAGTATTGTATCTTTTTTCAAATTTCTTGGCATTTTGTTGAATGTCATATACTTTACATCTTTCAACGTCACTCAATTCTTCATCAAATCGTTTCAAAAAAGAATTGATACCATAGTGACAACCACAATTATAACAATGATAAGAAAGAGAATTAAGATAAAGATTACCTCGTTTCTTTCGATTATCATTCACACTATCACCACAGACAGGACAACAAAAATTCCACCTGTCCGGATATACATCTATCTTTTTACGATAACTATTCGTAAAACTTGAATTGAGTATCCTCTGAATTTTTACATGAATACTGTCTAAAACTTCATTTGATTCTGACATTACTGTAAACTATTATAAAGTTCTTGTAAACTTACTTTTCCATATTTCTCATTCAAAGAGTCCATAAAGTTTTTTTCTCTTTCTTTAACTTTATTTAACTCATTCTCCACATCTCCTATAGAAGATTGGATTACTTCTAAATTCTTCTTGAACTTAGAATATAACAAATTCAACCGACGATAATCACCTATAAGTTCCATCAGTTGATTTTTTTCTTCATCAGTAAAATTTTTCATCAATCATCAACTATTTTAGCGAACACAAATCCCTCTCTAAGACAATCATATTTTACACCATCTATTTTGATAGGTGTGGTCTTTCCGATGGGTTTTATAATGACATCTCCTTCTTTTAACTTTGAATCAGCAGACACCTTCAAAACTCTGGCGAAACGATTATATTCTTCATCTGGAATAAAAAGTCCCGATGATGTAACTGTCTCATTTTTAATGTCTTGGATAAGAATATATCCATTTTTCATATCTATTGGAATTGAACTCATAATCTAAAATTTACTATTTCTCAAAATTAAATATAACAAAAAAATTCTTGAAAAAAGTAGACCGTTTGTTATATCATATAAATAATACATAAAATAACCTGTTAACTTGAAGAAAAAAAGATCAAAAAAAAAAAGAATAATAAAAGATAGACATAAATAATAATAAAGATAATTAATTACTTTAGAGTAAATGGATTCAATGAATTTGAAGTGTATTTCTACTAATGTATTAAATGACTATGATAGAAATAAGTATTATGGTTATTTAGTTTATCTTAGAGAGAAATATAATGGATATAAAAAAGGATTATACTTAGGAGGAGAAGATGGTTGGGAAAGACTAACAAATGATTCTATGACTTTTGAACCAACTTCTTATGTTGATGTTCCTATTGCAAGTACAGAAACATATTATTATGAAGCTGATTTAATTACATATTTACCTTTTAACTGGAGTGATATTTCAGAATATTGTTACTTGACTAATAATAGAAAAGTAGATGTAGGTGAATATACAGTTTCAGTTTATTTGAAAGATGACTCTTGGGAATGGAGTGATATGACAAATAATATTAAAACATTAACTTTCAAAATTCTTCAAAGAAAGATAACGGAAGCTAATGTTATATTGTCATCTTATAAAATCAATTATGGTGATGACCTCCCAACTGTAAAAAGTGTTGAGTATAATGATAGAATCCTTACAGAAGATACTGATTATACTGTTTCTTATGATAGTGATAACAATGCTTCTGATAATCCAAAGTATGTAACTATTAATTTTATCAATAATTATACAGGTTCAGTTAAAAAATCTTATTATATTCAACAAGTTACAGTAAATAAACCTGTTTTTGAAAATGAGTATAATTTTGTTTATGATAGTAATTCTCATTCGGTATATCCAACAAACTGGGATGAAATTAAATCATACTGTAAAATAACTAATAATGAAAATACAGATGCGGGTACTTACACACTAACAATATCTCTCAATAGTAGTAATTATTGTTGGTCAGATGGAACAAGTAAATCAATAACACAATCATATAGTATTTCAAAACAAATTGTAGATGTTCCTGTTTGGAATAGTGAATATCATAAGACATATGATGGAAAATCTTATTCAGTATATCCAACAAACTGGGATGAAATTAAATCATATTGTACAGTAACTGATAATGTTGAAACTAATGTTGGTGAATATACAGCTTCTATCTCTTTGAATAGTGATAATTATATTTGGTCAGATAATACTAATGTAACTAAGACACAAGATTATCAGATAGACTACATATATATTGCATTACCTGTATGGTCTGAAAGTGACATATTTACTTATACTGGAAAGGAAATCACATATAAACCTTCTAACTGGGATGATATAAGTGCTTATGTTGTGATGACTAATTATAAGGGTATTGATGCAGGAACTTATACAGTCAAATTATCATTGAGAGATAGTGTAAATTGTAGATGGAGTAATAAGAAAGTTACTGACCAAACAAGAGAGTTCTATATTACACAAGCTGATGGATATTTCATTAATGGCCCTTGGTTGAATGGTGATGTAATTGTAAATAGTATATTAACTTGTACGGCTACCTTTATTGACAGTTCATCAGAAATTAAGTATGAATGGTATAGAAGTGATGATGGTACATTAGAATCTGGAATACATTTACAAACAGATGAAATCAATAATTATACTATTACCCCTGATGATTATGGATATTATATTATCTGTAATGTTGTCCCCAGTGCAACAACCAATTATACAAGCACAAGTAGTTTCGTGAAGACACAAAATAAAGTAAGTAAAATATTAAAAGAAAGTTATCTTGAATTTGAGGATGACACAACAGAGGTATCTTTAACACCTGATTCAACTCAATTTACAATACCAACATTAAAGAACATTTCTACTGATGATGGTAGTAAGGTTGTTTATACTGTTGTTTCTGGTAATGGTGAAATGTCTGATACTGAAGAAGGAGTTGTTAATATTACCGGAACAGGTGATATTGTGGTGAATGTATCTATTGAAGGAAGCACAGTTTATAATTATGTTCCCAATTCAATAACTTATACTATCCATGTAATTAGTGACACTGTTTATTATGGAATGTATGATAAGACTGGTTCACCTAATGAGAAGGAAGTTTTATACAGTGGTTCAATTCCTGATAATTATGTTGAGGTTAGTGTTTCAGACACTGTTACATTTGATATTAAACGTTCTGACTTCCCAACAACTAAGGAAGATGGAAGTGATCAAAAATATTTCGGTTGGTATATTCTCGTTCCAACAACTAAGACATTATACTCATTACTTGAAAATGGTAATGCCCTTGTATCAATAGAATCTAACCAACTCAAGAATGATGACAGTTCTGAATTGATTATTACAAAGGATGGTGTTGATTATAGAGTTTATGGTAAGTTCAACATTGGTAAAACCGCAGACACATGGTTTATGACAGTAACAATAAAATAATAAGATATAGATATAACAATGGCAGTTAGAGGTCAAAATACATCATATGGTATGGCTATATATAATCAGGAGATGAAACCTCTTGATTACCTGTATGGCCCTTGGGAATACTTGGATCAAATGTTCGAGGAAATGGGACTTGAACAGGATGAACTTGAACCCGGTCTGACTATTGGTGTGATAGAAGATGGTCAAGTCGTAGAATATTGGAATCCAGTCGAAGGAAAAGGATTCATTAAAAAAACATTCCCAAGTGAAGATAGTGGAAGTGGAGATGGAGTAAAAATATTAGACATCGTAGAAACCTTCTCAGATGCTCTTAAATTGGCGACAAGTGATAACCAAGGGTATTTTATATCTGTGAAGAATGACGAGGTTACAGAGGGTTTAAATCATCAATCTGGACTTTATTTGGTGGTGGATGATGGTGTCCTCGATTGTGTTAGTACAAATGTCACTTATGGGGTATTTCCTGAAGATGGTGAAGAAGTAAAAACTGATGGTGTTGCTAAGACTTCTGATGTGTATAATTTACTTAAAAAATCAGAAGAAACAATTAATGAGAAAATTGAAAACTTAGAACCAAATGTTGATAATCTTTTGTTAGGTTTAGATACAGCGGATGACTCATTTGATTACACCTATGTTTCAGAAGTAAATAATGTCGATGGTCAAATTGTTCCAGTTCATACTACATTAGACACAGCTTCAATGTTAATGGAGGGTAGTAATAAAAAAGATGAAGAAGATTTTATTACGGTAACTGGTGTAAGTGTAGGTAATTATAAACCCGGTGATGTAATTAAAAATGGTACATCTCTACAAGAATTTTTGAAAGAGTTGTTGATGAAAAGATTGTATCCTGATAAAGCTGTCGTTAAACCAACTATCACATTATCTGGTATATATGTTTCAGATACATTGGTCACAAAATCAACATATACTTGTGAGGTTGGTGAAAGATTAACAAGTAAATTCAGTAAGACTTATACAACTGGTAAAATTTCAACATTCAATGGTTTAACCGCATCAGCTACTACTTCGGTATATGAAGATGCCCAGTGTGAACCTGATGAATCAACATTTCAAGTGATGATTAAAAGACCGGGTTCATCTTATGTGGTAACTGATGATGTTGATGAGATAATGACTTATGGTGATTATACATTTAAGTCAACGATGAAATTTGGAGAAAATCAGAACATTCCTAAAACTAATTTTGGTGAAGAATGTCCTATTGATGAATATCCAAGTTATAATATCGCCGAACAAACAATTACATCTTCTGAGATAAAGATTTCAACTAAATATAAAATGTGGTATGGTGTAAAATCAGACCGTTCATTAGTTGTTAGTTCTGGAGATGAGTTGGATAGTTCAAAAGTATTAAATGGTGATTATGGTGATGTCTCATGGTTCACTACTGGAAATATAAAAAGTTCAGTTACAATTTCAGGTCAACAGATTTATGTTATTTGTCCAAGTGAATATGAAGTGTTATACGATTCTAAGACAAGTGCCGGTGTAAAAGCTGTTGAAGGAGGTACATATACACATGAACTTCCAAATAATTCAGGTGAGAAATCTTATACACTTTATTACATGATGAACGATGGAACTTATGAGAATGTAAGAATTGTTGAAAAATAATAAAAATATTGAAATAAAAGGGATTTGGGAATACTGAATCCCTTATTTTTTGTGTCAATTTTTCATAAATAAAGTATATAAATGTAACAGAAAATCAGTTAGATGAGTAACTATAATCAATATGTATATGATAAGGATTTGTGGATGACTGGTAATACTCCGAACACATTAAAGTCCGGAGGTAAATATCCTGTTGTTGCTGATGAACAATGGAGTACATTAGAAGATGCTCTAAATTTCATCAATGATAGTAATAGTTCTGCAATTCCCGGTATGGTTATCACTGTTGTTTCTGATGGTGATAATAATGGTGTGTATTTTGTCGAGAGTATCGGAGGAGATGACACAGAAGGAAAACTTGTTAGATTAAGTGATAATGATGACCTTCAAAAACTAAAAGAAGATTTATCTAATCTCAAAACAGAAACAGGTGAAATTGATTTAAGTAATTATTATACCAAATCAGAAATTGAAGAAAAGAAATTTTTAACAGATTCTGATTTGACTGGGTATGTAAAATCAGATGATGTATATAGTAAATCAGAAGTAGATGATATAAAATCTGAAATCACCAAAGATAATTCTGAAAAAATTGACACTCTAAAAAGTGAAATCGAGACGAGTTTATCGGACTATGCTAAGAAATCCGATATACCTGATGTAAGTAAATTCATCACTGATTCAGATGTTGAGAAAAAAGGTTACTTGACTGAACATCAAGACCTTTCAGAATATGCTAAGTTAACTGACATTCCTGATGTAAGTAATTTAGTATCCAATGATGATTTAGAAGGAAAGGGATATTTAACAGAACATCAAGATTTAACAGGATATGCTAAGTCAAGTGACATTCCTGATGTAAGTAAATTCATCACAGATTCAGATGTTGAGAAAAAAGGATATTTAACTGAACACCAAGACCTTTCAGAATATGCTAAGTTAACCGATATACCTGACACATATACTAAGTCTGAGATAGATAAAATTAAAGATTCAATAACAGATACACATTCTTCTGATATTGAACGTCTAACTAAACAGGTTAAACTTAATACTGAAACATTAAGTTCATTACAAGGTGCTGATGGTACTTTGAACTTGAATAATCTATATTACACTAAACAGGAAATATTAGATAAGGGTTATGTTACATCATCTGAACTTGAAGAAAAAGGATATGCTAAGTCTGACAATGTTAATGAAAAATTTGTTGAGTTAACCGGACAAATTAATACCTTAGAAAATAAAACATCAGGTTTATCAGATAGAGTTAAAAAAATTGAAAGTGATTATTTAACTTCTACTGATAAGGAAGATATAAAAACATGGGTTGGTGAACAAGGATATTTAACAGAACACCAAGACCTTTCAGAATATGCTAAGTTAACTCATATTCCTAATGTTAGTAATTTAGTATCCAATGATGACTTAGAAGAAAAAGGATATTTAACAAGTGATGATATATCTGACTTAGCTAAGAAATCAGACATACCTGATGTAAGTAAATTCATCACAAATTCAGATGTTGAGAAAAAAGGATACTTGACTGAACACCAAGACCTAACTGACTATGCTAAGATATCAGATATACCTGATGTAAGTAAATTCATCACTGATTCAGATGTTGAGAAAAAAGGATATTTAACAAGTGATGATTTAACAGGATATGCTAAGTCAAGTGAAATTCCTGATATATCTAATTTAGTATCTAATGATGATTTAGAAGGAAAAGGATATTTAACAGAACATCAAGATTTATCAGAATATGTTAAGAAATCTGATATTGATGAATTGGTATCTAATGATGTTTTAGATGAATATGCCAAAAAATCAGATATCCCAGACACAAGTGAATTTATTACAGATTCAGACTTAACTAAAAAAGGTTATGTTACTTCAGATAAATTAGCTTCTGATGTTGAATCACTAACTGATATGATTGCTGATGTGTCAGAAGATGTCTCAGGATTAACAGATAAGATTGAGGAATTAGGTGGTTCTGACATTGCAACTAAAACATGGGTTGGTGAACAAGGATATTTAACAGAACATCAAGATTTAACAGGATATGCTAAGTCAAGTGATATTCCTGATGTAAGTAATTTAGTATCCAATGATGACTTAGAAGAAAAAGGATATTTAACAGAACACCAAGATTTAACAGGATATGCTAAGTCAAGTGATATTCCTGATGTAAGTAAATTCATCACAGATTCAGATGTTGAAAAGAAAGGATATTTAACAGAACACCAAGACCTTTCGGAATATGCTAAGTTGAGTGAAATTCCTGATGTAAGTAAATTCATCACAGATTCAGATGTTGAAAAGAAAGGATATTTAACAGAACACCAAGACCTTTCGGAATATGCTAAGTTAACTGATATACCTGATGTATCTAATTTAGTTTCAAATGATGAGTTAGAAAGTAAAGGATATTTAACAGAACATCAAGATTTATCAGAATATGCTAAGTCAAGTGAAATTCCTGATGTATCTAATTTAGTTTCAAATGATGAGTTAGAAAGTAAAGGATATTTAACAGAACACCAAGATTTATCTGAATATGCTAAGTCAAGTGAAATTCCCGATGTAAGTAAATTCATCACAGATTCAGATGTTGAGAAAAAAGGATACTTAACAGAACACCAAGATTTATCAGAATATGCTAAATCAAGTGAAATCCCTGATGTATCTAATTTTGTTTCTACTGATGAACTTTCTGAATTGGAACAAAAACATGATGATGACATTAGTAAAATTAACACAAGTATCACAAATATAACAGGTGGTGATTTGAATTATGTTTCATCTGCTGAGGATAGTTGGAAGACTTCTGCTGTTGGTGGTGTGTCAGCAAATATGTCACCCTCAGATTTTGAAGGAAAGACATTAAGTGAAGTATTTGATATGATTTTGTATCCAACACTTCAACCTACAGTAACCCAACCCAGTGTAACTTTGACTTATTCTGGTTCAACATTAATTCTCGCAGGTCAAATTCTTCCTGCAATAAATACTGTAGTGACTTCTACTAATCGAGGAACAACAACTTACACCAATAAAGATGGTAACAAATACTATGCAGGTGAAGTGACAACATCATCATTAACTATGTCCCCTGATAGTTGGGGTGTCGCCGCAGTTGAAGGAAAATATGTGATGACATTCAGTGCAACTTTTGGAGATGGCCCAGTTTTGTGTGATAATAAAGGTGGTGTCTCAACAGTATCAAGTTATAAATCAGGAACAAAAACCACTACGAAAACAATTTCGTGTGTATATCCAGTGTATATAAATTCATCAGAAATTACAACTATGACAAGTATGACAAAAGATTATTTCTCAGAAGTTGAAATTTCAGTGACAATACCTATGGAAACAAGTGATAACAAATTTGAAATCCAATTACCGGATAGTGTTAATTTAGTTTCTGTAAAACAATTAAATACGTTAAATAATACTTATGATATAGATGTTAGTATGGTAAATGCGGAAAGTATCAATAATGAAACATATAATAAAACATATGTAAGATATGTCCGCACTACTGATACAAAAGATATACAAGGTAGCTCTCAATATAAAATAAGAATTAAAAAAGCATAATCATAGATCATGGGAAAAAAATATAATGGTATTGTAAATTTTTCATCAAGTATCAATGTTCAAAAGACAAGTCCTCTGGATTCAAGATTTGTAGTTGAAACAAAAGATGATTTAATTAATGGAACCATAGACTGGCCTTATGTCGGTCTAATGGTGTATGTGGTAGAAGACCAAAGTGTCTGGACATTAACCAATGATGATAAGGTAACTGACATTGAAGGTTGGAAAAATATTACAGATACTTACACAAAAGAAGAAATTAAAAATCTTCTTGATGGTATTACTGCTGGTGACAGTGTAGATGTAACTGAATTAAAAGAAAGAGTAACTGAACTTGAATCAGACAACGCAACTAAAACTTGGGTTGAAGAACAAGGTTATGTTACTGATTCAGATGTCTCATCAAGAGGTTATTTGACTAAACACCAAGATTTGACTGATTATGTTACCAAATCTTATTTAACACAACAAGGTATCACAGGTGGTAATCAAGTCGATTTAAGTGGATATGCCAAAACAGAAGATTTAACTGAAGTATCTAATGAAGTCGAATCAGTAAAATCAAAAGTGACCGAAATCGAAGGTTCAATGGTAACTGATGATGTCTTAGATGATTATGCTTCTAAAAGTTATGTAAACAATACTTTCGCTAAGAAATCTGATTTACCGGACACCAGTAATTTGGTATCTAATGATGAACTTACCGAAAAAGGTTATGCTACCGAAGAATGGGTTAAAGAACAAGGTTATTTGACAGAACATCAAGATTTAACTGGATATGCTAAGTCGAGTGAAATTCCTGATGTGTCTAATCTTGTGTCTAATGATGACTTAGAAGGAAAAGGATATTTGACCAGTGATTCTATATCTGACTTGGCTAAAAAATCAGATGTTGAAGGTATCCAATCACAGGTTAATGAATTGGATGAAACTGTAAATGGAATTAAAGATACAGTTGATGGTGTTGAAAATGAAACCCCATCATTATTGTCAAAAGTAAATGAAATTGATGAAAAGGTAAAATCAGCAAAACAAACAGCTGATACACTTTCTGAAACTGTTGATGATTTGACAGATAAAGTAAGTAATGAAGAAACGGGTCTTGAAACAAAAGTAAATACCCTTTCATCTGACATTAAAACTATTACAGGTCAAGTTACAGAACAAACAAATACAGTTACTGAATTAAAATCAGATATTGAAACTATTGAAGATAAGTTAAACAATGAGGAAACCGGACTTCAACAATCAGTGTCTGACCTTAACTCACAAATCAATGTATCTTCACAAACAGTAGAACAACTTAAATCAGATGTCAAAGGTCTTAATAGTGATATAACTAATGAAGAAACGGGTCTTGAAACAAAAGTAAATACCCTTTCATCACAAGTTAAAGAAATCGGTGGACAAGTTACCGAATATAATAACACTATCGACGAACTTAAATCTGATATTGAGGGTATTGATAGTGATTTGAATAATGAAGAAACTGGTCTTGTAAAATCAGTATCTAATATCACATCACAATTAGTTACTGATAACCAACTCGTAGAACAACTTAAATCTGATATTGAGGGTATTGATAGTGATTTGAATAATGAAGAAACTGGTCTTGTAAATGAAGTATCAAATATTTCTACACAAGTCGCTGGTTTCAAAAATGACATGACTCAACTTAAATCAGATGTTGAAACCTTAGATGAAAAATTAAATACAGAGGACACAGGTATTAAAGATGAAGTGGATGAATTGAAAAAATCTACTGACCAAATATCTGGAGTAATCACACAATCTAAATCTGATATTGAGGAACTAACTGAAAATATCTCTGATTTGGATGACCAAGTTAATAATGAAAATACAGGTCTTAAAAAGGAAGTATCAAATTTGTCAGCAACAGTCGCACAAACTAAACTTGATGCAGAAGATTTAAGTTCAACCTTAGAAAAGACCGAAGAACATATTTCAGAAGATAAATCAACTATCGAGAAATTAGATGAAACCCTTAACAACATTGACAAAAAGTTAAATGATGAGGAAAATGGTATTAAACTTGATGTTGAAAGTGTATCTGGTAAAGTCGATGAATTAGACCAACGTGTTAACCAAGCTGATGAAACAGTTACAGGATTAAATAACACCCTTGATGATATTGATGATAAGGTAAACAATGAAGATGATGGTCTATTAGTTAAATTAGGTGAAACCGAGAGTAAACTAAATGAACTTATCGGTGAAGATGAAACAGTATCATCATTAATAGATATTGTTGGTAAAATTAAGGAAAGTTATTTGACTGACTCAGATTTGACAGACTATGTTACTTCTTCCGAACTTGAGGGTAAAAAGTATTTAACTGATGAAAATTTATCAGAATATGCTAAATTAAGTGACATTCCTGATACAAGTAACTTAGCAAACAAATCAGAACTCGATAACTATGTTACAAATGAAACTTTAACCGGAGAAGTAGAAACTATCAATTCTTCTATTGATGGTGTATCAACTCGTGTTTCTGACATAGAAAAGGATTACTTGAAGTCAAGTGATAAGACAACACTT